CGGATATGACGGACTTCTGATCATGCCGGGTGTCGCTTTTGACGAAGAATGTCACCGAATCGGATATGGCGGCGGTTTTTATGACAAATATCTGGAAAAACATCCGGATCTGCATACGATTGCAGTTGCTTTTGAATTGCAGATGTACAGAGAACTGCCTTTTGAGGAACATGATATAAAACCGGAAAAAGTTATTACAGAAAAGCATATCTATCCATTGGAATCAGGTGAATGTTTTTTGTAATTTCTGATTAAGATATGAAAAAATATAATACTTAAAGGAGTGAGCCAGAATGGCAAACGGATTACCCAAAGATCCCATGCTGTTACTCAGTGTGGTCAATACAAAACTAAGAGACTATTATCACAGCCTGGATGCTTTATGTGACGATATGAATGTCAATAAAGAAGAAATTATAAGTGCTTTGAAGTTGATTGATTATGCATATGATTCAGACATACAGCAATTTGTCTAGATCGCCATGCATTCTGCAAAAAGCTGTTGTCTTCACTTTCTGTGAAAGACTAATAATGAATAATACAAAGGAGCAAAGAGAATGCTTAATACTATGAATTACGATATAGATATTACAAAAGAACCGCCTGCGGATGATACTGCCCGTCAGTATTATTTTATCGAAAAAGCAAAAGCTTATGTACAGCGCGAATCTGAAAAACTGGGACGTCCGCTGACATTCTGTGTCACAACATTCGGTTGTCAGATGAACCCGGTATCCGTGAATTATTAAGCATTCAATATGAAACATACAAAAGCCCTGGAAACATTGGATTTCCGGGGCTTTTTCTATCTGTACAATAATGTGTGCGTTAATCCGTTTTTAAAAACGATCTCTGCAATACGCTTATCCAGAACAACGATGTGATCAACGATAGAATTGACAAATGCTTTCATAGATTCTTCATCCAATGCAGCAAGTCTGGAATAGTCTATATAGTCACCACTGTTGATCTTGTGCGAGATCAGGAATTGAGATGCGGATTTAAGGAAGGCTGCCTGATCAACATTCTCGGAAATAGAAGAGGACTCTAAACCCTTGATGCTATTTTCCAGCTTTATTCGGTCAACCTCCAGCTTTGACTTCATCTCAAGAAATTCTTTTTCATCCATTCCATCGTCGTCAAAGAGATATGCTTTCTTTAGCCGCTCCAGAGCACGATCCGTCCGCTGGAGCTTCTCTTTCAATTCCGTCGTTTTACTCTCATCAGTAGCACCACTGGATATAGGCTTACCGGACAGCAGCTCTGATCCGGAACGTCCAAACAGTAGATCAAGAGTATCCTGAAGACTGGAAGCAGAGATACCGACCACATCGGAAAAAGAAACGTGGGAGAGAATGACCCGCTCCAGGGATTCACAGTCTTTGATAAACCTTCGGCTCTTTGATGCATCGACCATTGCGGCTATATAATTAAGCACAAATGGACCAATCCTGACGTCGCTGACATTCAGGTTATCACAGTTCTTTTTCTGATATTTCCCGGTGCAGGCGTAAGAGGACGGCCGGAAGCCATCACCTTTGCGGCTGTCTTTGCCTTTTACCTGATATCCGGAGCCACACTTTCCGCAGATCATTAACCCGGCAAACACATTACATCTTTTCCGGATTGGATGGAAGACAGAAGTGTTTCGGTTTTGACTGTTTGCATCCATCCGTCGGTTAACTTCGTCCCATATATTGGGATCAATGAGCGGCGGGAAGACACCTTTGATGTAGATGACCTCATCATCGGATTTCTTCTTTCCTCTGGCGCTCTCGCGGTAATTATACCGGTAATCGCCTTTGTTGATCGGATTCCGTAAAAAGTCCGCGACTGTCTTCGAAGTCCATTCCCCACCTCGTTTGGTAGGAATATTATGAGAATTGTTATAATCGCAGATAGTAACGGATGATCCGCCGTCCAGATACATCTGATACATAGCTTTGGCATAAGGAGCTTCTTTCTTTGAATGGACAGGACACTTCTTCTCGGCATCCCAATCCCACCCGTAAGGAACTCTTGCACCATTCCATTGTTTGTTCTGTGCACGTCCGATCATTACGTCTTTAACACGCTCAGACGTCAATTTACGCTCCAATTCGGCGAACACTAGTATAATCTTAAGGATAGCCTCACCGATGGCGCTAGAGGTGTCAAATTGTTCATTCAGTGATATGAACGTAACATTGTTGTATTTGAAATCATCGTACATGAGAGAGAAGTCCACAAGGTTTCTTGTAATCCGGTCTATCTTATATACGATCACGTGAGAGACCTGGCCAGATTTTACTTTCTCCATCATTCGCTCGAATGCAGGACGTTTCGTATTCTTACCGGACCGGCCTGCATCCTCAAATACCTCAATTCGCTTTTTATTAATGTGCAGCACGTGTTCGCAGTAGGCTCGCAACTCTTTCTTTTGAAATGGGAGAGAGTCCTTGTCGACCTGATAACCAGTACTTACGCGGACATACAATGCTACTATTTTCTCGTCCATAAATATCATCCTTTCCGTAAAAATGAGTATAAAAAATACACCTATACGGTGCTGAAAATTTATGGTACAATATCATTGCCGATGAATTATTGTACGTGCTCAGCACTGTATAGTATTTATCAAAAGGTCTCGGTGTTGGTAGCACCGGGGCTTTTTATATTATTAACTTGTTTGCGTAGGCATTAGATCATCCAGACATTCCTGCATAAATTGTTCTGTTATACAGGTATAGAGCTCGTCGGTTTGAGGGCGGATCTTAACATCTAATTCATGGACTATCTTATAATATAATTCCAATGCAACTTCATTTTCAAAAATATATATCATAGATACCTCTTAATTATTTGACTTTCCATGTATGACCACAATCCTGGCAAACAGCAATAGTTGCATTGAGTGTTTTGTTGGCATGAACATTTAAGCCGGAACGTTTCTTTCCGCCAAAAAGAGTCTTTAACCATCCAAAACAAATAAAAGAGATTGGCTTCCACCACCATCCGATGAGCACCCAGTAAAAGCAACCCTTACTTTCCTTTGGTGCTTCGATAACAACCTTGTTTGTGCCAGCTCCGATGGATGCTGTCTGTTCTCTTTGTATTAAAACGTTTTCGCTTCCGCATTTTGGACAATTCATAATTCTGTCCCTCCTAAATTTCTTTTGTTTCCAAAAATCACCAGTATAACAAAGATGAAGAATTCGCATACTCAAAGTATGAAAATATTACTCAGCGAAATCATGAATCAAAAAAATCTAACAATCCGCCAAGTATCTATTCCTACAAGCGTCCCCCGATCGACCGTGGCAGACATCATGTCTGAAAGGGCAAGTCCACGATTAGATACTTTGGAACAACTGGCAAAAGGGCTAAAAGTCCGAATTACCGACCTGTATGAATCAAAGTACAAATAAGTGTCCGAGAACTCGGACAAATTTCAAAAACGCACCGGTTTACGCAAAGTTAAGTGTTTTAATATATGAAAGGATAATTAAGATTCTCAAAACACGAACGAACGTTCGAATAAATATTGATTTTGAAATGCAATAGTTGTATGATTAATTCAGAACAATTCGAACAAATGTTCACAGAGCGGAGGTGCGTTACATATGGAAGAATTAAAAATCTTATTATCAAAACTGGATGATTCTGATCACAAAATAATCCAGCAACTCTACGCTATCCTATATAGGTACCTGGAAAAGAGGGGAAGGCTCTAAGCCTTTTCCTCTTTATTTTTTTATACCATCTGCTACGTTCTTAAAATACTCACGTATCACAGTCTTAGATTTATCGTCAAGAGAATGATAGGTCTTCATCATTTCGATGATCGCATCATAGAATGCATTCCCATTTCCATCATATTCCAACAGATCCTCAACATAATAACCGACTTCTTGCATTGGCGAAAGCTCAATAAACATCTTATCGCTATCTCCTCCGTTTCGGAGCCAGTCCTCATTGACACGAAAAGTTTTACATATGAGAGAGATTACTGCATCACTAGGAGCATTTTTTCCTACTTCGTAGGCACCAATATTCCCGCGTGATATTTTCAACTTATCGGCAAATTCTTGCTGCGTAAGTTTTAATTCTTTTCTTAACGCTTTGATACGCTCATTCATTGGTACACCTCCCTTCGTTCTGGGTTCATCATAGCACAATAAAATTTATAATTCAATACAAAATGTTGGTAAATCACAAAAAGTATTGATAAAAAGAATTAACCAACATATAATTGAGACATACCAACAAATCAATGCAATGTGAGGTGAGAAGAAATGTGGAAAAAATTACAAAACTGGTGGAAATACGACCGCCCAGCGAGCTTCTGGGATTGGGTACTTGACATGGATGATGATCACTGGTGGTTTAGTCCATTAGTATCAGTAATAAGCTCGCTGGCTGGTTGGGCAATAGGACTCTGGCTATTCTCTTTAATACTACGCATGCTCCAAAGGTAGCCTACTGATGCAACAATTAAAGACGAAATGACTGATACAACTACGGGGACAAAGAGAGATTTTAACAAAAAGTCTTTTATATGCTCTAAGCACATTTCACGGCGAACAGTTCCCTCATAAGTAAGCTGAAAATCAAAATGACGACGATACTGAATGCAGAGATTTTTTATATAACCATGTTGCTCTAAACGCTCAGCACAACGTTGCAAAGAAATCAAAGGAACATCTATATATCTGAGCAGGTCGTCACTGCTAATAACAGAGCGTTCTAAATAATATTTAGCACAGCAGTCAAGAAATTGTTTTTCTA